GGATTACACTATGTTTAAAAGAAAGGTTTTTTATGAACTTTAATACACAAAAACAGATTTTTTCATTTCGAAAATATAAAGCTTATGGGTTAGCTAGTGCGGTTATCGCCTCTATGTTTCTAGCACAAGGTGTGGTATCTGCCGATGTGGTAACATCACCAGACGGAGCTAAGACTACTTTATCGAATGATAAAGCTTCGGTAACAGTTGACTCTAACCATTTTAAGGAGTCTAATGATAAAACTGCTAAAGAACTTTATGAAGCTAAAGAGTATACGGCAGATAAGGTAACAAAAGGTACTGAAAGTGTGTCAGATGAGTCTAAAACAGTGGTATCTTACGAAACTGAAAATGGTACTAAGTTAAAAGAAAATGTTACTAAAACTACTACTGAGGAGAAAGAACTTAACTATAAAGTTGAGGGAACTTCTGGTAAAGAGTACATAGGTGCAGATACAACTACAAGTACTGTCAATGCCGACTTAGGTAAAGAAGATACGATTGAAACAGGTGGTGAGAAGTACAAGTACGTGCGTACAGAAACCACACAAGGTAAAGAGACTGTTTTAACTGAGACTAACTTTAACGATGTTGAAACAAAGGCATCTGTTGAGGGTATGCACAACGAAGACGGGTCTATCAAATACGATAAAATTAAAGATGGCTCTAGAGTTTGGGTTCTTGAAGAAAAAGAAGATGGAACTTATGGAAACTACGCTTTGATTGAAAACGCTCAAGGTTTATCTGATGAGAAAATTCAAGAAGCAGCTAAAACAGCTACTACTAAGTTCTCAAAGGCTGAGGTAGAAAAGCTTGGTGGTATCAAAGAAACTGACTCTATCGTAGTGTATGAAACTAATACTTATGCTGCACGTAAAGAGACTTCTACTCAATATGGTAAAGATTTTTACTATGAATTCACTGCAAATAGTTCTAAGCTTTATAAATCCTACATCGATGATATCTACAACGTTGGTTTAGATGGTTTAGAAAAACAAGGTGATAAATACGTTTATAAAGGTAAAGAAGTTGTAACTATTGAGGATTTTAAGACAATTTATGAAACACCAGCAGAGGATTCTGAATTACTTGGTACGTACACTACTGATACATCAAATAAATATTATACTAGTTATAATTATGGAACTTATGCTGTCCCAACTACTTATTACGATGTTATAAGTGATTTCCTCATTGCTCACCCAGATTCACCTCTTTTTGCAGGAAAATATAAAGATGTATTTTGGGGTAACGGTGACGAGTTAGTATACTTCAAAACAGCTTTTGTAGCACGTTTATTAAATGATTCTCTTAAATCCAAATATAACCTAAATCTTGAAACCCCTAACTTCTCAAATAAACCTCTTGATTCAAAAGCTGATGGAACTCGTCCTATTGAGAAAAAGACTTATTCATTTGTTAGAACAGATTTAAAAGGCGATGAGGAGTCTTATGACGCATCTACTAACCTCTATCTTACTGATGATGATTTATTAAAACACGAAATCAGTTTATCTTACTCACCAGAAAACGTTGAAAGAGTTAGAAATTGGATTAAGGGTTACGATTCTATGTTTGGTAACTCTGTAAGCGACCCATTTAACAATAAACCAACTTCAGAAATTACAAAACAAGAATATACTGATGTAACATCACACATTATTCGTGGTTATTATCTCTCAACTTATAAAGGTCAGTTCACACCTGAACAAGTTAAAGAACTACGAACTAAATTTGGAGATTCTGTTTTTGAGATTGTGGGTAACATTGTTAGTGAAGACCTAGACTCTAATAATAGTAAAAATTACGTAATTAATGGTGAAGGTTCGCACATCTTCCGAAACTCACTTGGTGTTGTGACTGAAAACACAGAACAGTTTACTTATCATGACGTGGTAACACCACTTCGTGCGTATCGTTTAACTACTGATAATAACTTAGTTCGTCACATTTATGAACAAGTCAAACGTGGTTCTGTTGTTGCAACGTATTCAGATGAAGACGGAAACAAGCTCGCGGGTGATGCGAACGTCAAGACTAATGAGTATGAAGGTGAAGATTATACTACTTCTGCTAAAGAGATTCGACCAATCTATAAATACGAAACTGTAAATGGTCTAACTAAGACTACAACTACAACTTATGAGTTGATTAAAACTCCTGAGAACGCAAATGGTAAAGTCGTAGCTGAAACAACTATCACAGTACCTTACGTGTATCGTAAAGTTGTGACTGTCGATATTAAAGGTTCAGTAATTGCTACGTACAAAGATGAAGAAGGAACAATTCTTGCATCTGAAGAGAAAGTCATTACAAATCAAAACGCGGGAACTTACTATGCTGCCGCATCTAAACAGATTCAAGCTGCAACTTCAAGCAAAGAGACAGAGCATGGCAGAAAAGTTACTGTTATCACGTATGAACTTATCAAGACCCCAGACAATGAGACTGGTGAAGTTGTTGGTGGTGAAACATTAGTTGTACCTTACGTTTACCGTAAAGTTGTAACAGTCAAAAGTGATGGTGGAGTTGTTGCTACTCATAAAGATACTGAGGGTAATGACTTAGCTCCAAAAGAAGTGATTAAGTCTCATGCACCGAATGGTGATGCTTATACTACTTCTGCTAAAGAAATCCCAGAAAAAGTTGAGACTGATAAAACCGTTAAAGGTTTGACAAGAGTTACAACTACTCGTTACGAACTAGTTGAAAACCCATCTAACAAAGATGGAAATGTTGTAGGTGGAGAAACTATCACAGTTCCTTATATCTACAAACCAGTTAAGTCAGTTCAAATTAACGGTTCCGTTATTGCTACTTACAGAACTGAGGATGGTGAAAAACTTGCAGATGATGTAGCCGTTAAGACAGATGCACCTAGTGGTGAAGCTTACACAACTGAACGCAAGACTTTTAACAATGTAACTAAAGAGGAAGATGTTAACGGCTTTACTCGTTTAACAACTACTCGTTATGAGTTAATCGAAACACCAACAAATGCTGATGGTCAAGTTGAAGCTGACCAAATCATTTATGTTCCTTACGTGTATCGTAAAGTCGTAACTGTTGAACTTGACGGTAGTGTTATTGCTACCCATAAAGATACAGATGGGAATGAGCTTTCTCCAACAGAAGTTATTAAATCGCACTCACCAGAGGGTGATGTTTACAAAACTAAGGCTAAATCGTTTGACCCAGTTGTTACAACAGATACAGTAGATGGTTTAACAAGAACAACTACAACTACTTATGAGTTAGTTGAAACTCCAACTAACGCAAATGGTCAAGTAAAAGGTGGGGAAACTATCAAAGTTCCTTACGTGTATCGTAAAGTTGTGAAGCAAGAGATTAATGGGTCTGTTGTTGTAACTCACCACGATGAAAATGGTGTCCAACTGGCTTTAGATGAAAAAGTCAAAGACAATGCTAAGGCAGGTGAACCTTATACAACTAGTCCAAAACAATTCGATAGTTCAATAACAACTAATCACGTTAATGGATTGACTCAGAAAGTCTTCGCGCGTTACGAATTGGTTCGTATTCCAGCTAATGACTCGGGTGAAGTTGAAGGGGGTAAGACACTTATTGTACCTTACATCTATCACAGAGTAGAGAGCATTTCAACTTATGGTTCCGTTGTAGCTACGTACAAAGACACTGAGGGTAACGAACTTGCGCCACAGGTTGATGTCAAGACTGATGTTGAACCCGGTCAAGCTTATGATACTGAGGTGAAACGTTTCCCAATTCAAACGTTAAGTGAAAGTAAACCAACAGATGATGTTGTTAAGGTAACAGTTACCGAATATAGACTTGTTAAAACACCAGAAAACAAATCAGGTAAAGTCAAAGACGGTCAAGTTATCGTGGTACCTTATGTTTACGAAAAGGTGGTATCTGTTCATTATGAGAAGAAAGATACTTTGAAACCTAAGTTTGAGATTCCTAACTACGCTCCAAAAGTAGACAAAGAAGAAGTTAAATTTACACGTTTCATGTTAGAAGACCGTAGAACTGTGGTTAAAGATATGGAAGATGGTTTCGTAGGACCTGATGATGTGATCGGTAGCTATACATATACAGGTGTAACTGACTCTGATGAGGGTGGTGCAGTTATCACTCATATCTACAGACAACTTAAACCGTCTGAGATGTCTAAGATTCCAAATGAATCACCAATTCACGACAAACCAGAACTCAACGTAGGGGTCATTCCTAATGATGCTCCTAACACTTCCAATCCAGAGCTTAAAGTTACTCGCTTTGTATTAGAAGATGGAGTTACTGAGGTTCAAGGTTCCGTAACAGGTTTAGTAGACGCACCTACTTTGATTGGTAAATATGTGTTTACAGGTAAAACTGAGTTAGATGCTAGTGGAAGTGTAAGAACACACATTTACAAGTTGGTTGAGGGTTCTATTCCGAACGATGCTCCTATTTTGGAAAAACCAGAGCTGAAAATTCCGGAGAAAGAAGTACCTACACCAGATGTTCCTAAACCAGAAACACCAGTTGCAGAGGTAGAGAAACCTTCGCAACCAGTAGCACAAAAACCACAAGAGAAGTTTGCAACTAAAGAGTTACCAAACACAGGAACTGAGGTTTCTCAAAGCTCTGCTTTGGGTATCTTAGGTTTAGTTTCAAGTTTAGGTTTACTTGGTTTTGTGAACAAGAAAAAGGAAACTGAGGATAAAGATTAAGTTTATCTTGACAAAGTTCCTTTTATGTGCTAAACTAATAAAAGGTTGAAAGTGCTAAAGCGCGTTAGAGAATATCAGTCCTATTGGTTTATATTTTCTTCAATAAACACCCCTTGACTTCGGTTGAGGGGTGTTTTGGTTTGTAGGTTTAGTTATTTGAGTTGGATATAATTTTGAAATATACTCCTATAACCTCTCAGATTGCCCCAGATTTAATTTTAAATGCTTATTCGATAATTTATATGGCTTAAATTTAAAATGGAGTAGAGAGTGTTTTGAGAGGTTTGACGACACAGTTAGAGTTATCAGTAGAACATCTAGTGAAATCCCTTGACTTTCAAGGAGTTTTATGTTATACTTAAAGAAATTTAGATAGGTGGTTTAGATAACAGATGACTAAGAAATACGTTGAAAATGAAGTGTTGAAACATCCAAGTCGTTACAATGAGAATAAGGTTGAGGCTTGGGATTTCACAACTTTTTCATTACTCCCTCATACAATTGGAACGGTAGTTGAGTATGTTATTCGCTACAAGCATAAGGGTGGTATCCAAGATTTGGAGAAAGCTAAACGTTGGTTGAAAAAGGCGAAAGACTCGTATAAGTATCTTGCTTTATGTACTCCTAAGTTGAGTGTATCTGAGTATTTAGAGTTAGCACCGGAAGTGAATAAAAAGAACTTCGCAGATTTATCTGAGTACCAGTTGGGTATCTTACGGACTGCGCAAACTTTAACTATGGACTTAGGTAATGAACGATTTTTCAATGAGTGTATTAATATTATTGACAATTATTTAGATTTGTTGATTGAATCTGAGAAGTATTTGGATTCGTTGATTAAGAGTGAGAAAGAGGGTATTTAATGTTTCTCTTTTTACTTCAATTTGTGATTGTTTTTATTTACTGCGCGCATGGTTTTGCTTTAGCTGTTAGTTTAATTACTCGAAGAGACTTTTTGATTGAGTCGGGTTTAGGTGTTCGTTCAGTTTCGATGTGGTTATTTGCCTTTGCGTTGTATACTGTACTGTTAACTGTTATAGATTTCCTTTTAAGTCAACTTAACGTTTCGAATTTGGTTTTCTTTATTACTATGAGCGGAACTATGTTTCTATTTATGTTTTTGTTGGACATTTGGTTAGCTAAGAGGGTTTAGTAATATGATTCAAGTTTTATCTAGTGGCATCGTTTTATTGCACTTAATGAGTTTCTTTGCGTTAGGTTTTGTATACGCTAGTCCTTATCTACAATTAAAATTAAAGGTAAACTCCAAAGAGGTTTCTAAAGTAATTTCTATAACCATTGTTTATACAATAATTATTCAAGTAGTATTTTATATACTAAAACAAGTAGGGATTTCAGAAACTACGTTTACATATACGGCAGACGGCTTATCCTTATTTTATTTAGTTTGTTTATTCGGTTGGTTTACTTTAAAAGGGGTTGAAGAATGAGAGTTTCAGAGTTAATTGAATATTTATCTAATTTTCCGATGAATGGTGTAGTGGAGTTAAAGATTTCAGGTTTTGATGATGCAGAAGATGGTCGCTTGAATTTGTTTGGTTGGTTAGAAACTGTAGAGAAGTCAGCAGGAGGGTATCCTCAATTAGGTGCTACTTTTGACACTGCAGAGCCTTATGATTGGGGTGACTAATTTATGTTGTCTTGGATTTTATTATTGAGAGCAATCCATTTAACAGTTGTTGCTTTCTTTTATCTTGCGTGCTTTACTCTTGCACTTTGGCCAGACACTAAAAGTTACTTTTGTTATTTTAGCAAAGTTCGGTTTACCTTAAAGTCATTGTTAGCTTTGTTTTACTTTGTTGTTTTCTTTGAACTTCAGTCTGTAACTGAACTTTCCAAGTTCCATATTTTGGTATCCACATTGTTGGTTTTGCTCGATGTTGCTGAAATGTGGTCTCGTAGTTACAGAACGTACGGCTTTAACACGCTTAGGAAAACAATAGGTAAAGCAGCGTATTTCTTTATTTGATGTAGAAAGTAGGTTTTTAGTTATGGTTCATGGGTTAAAAATTGCTCCCAATTACTTTGAGAAAGTAGTCTCTAAAGAAAAATCCTTTGAAGTTCGCTATAACGATAGAAACTTTAGAGTTGGAGACATTTTAAAGTTGATGGAATATACTGAGGGTTCTTATACCGGACGTTCTGTTTATGCTAAAGTAACGTACATTCTTCAAGACTTTAAAGGTCTACAACCTAATTATGTAGTGCTTTCGATTGAGTTGATTTAGAAAGGAATTGACTATGAATTTCAATCCAGAGTTAAACACTATTTTCAACTTAGGTTTACTTATTGGCTTTGCAGGTATTTGGATTTTCCATGTACTTTACTTTTGGGTTCCGTTATTTGTTCCCTCATGTCGTAGTAATATTAAACTTAAAGATAGTGAGTTAAACGCAATTTCAAGTTTTACAATGGAAGTAGGAGTTGGACTAATTATTGGATTAGGTGTGATTTCATCTTTATCTTCTAAATGGTCTGACGTAATCGGTTATATCTACGCACTTATTTCTATTTTGGCTTTCTGTATTATTTGGAGATATGTTAAAGGTCGTGAGGTGGAAAATGGCTAAGAAAAAGAAATATTACGCAGTAAAAACAATAGGTCAAATTTTTGACGATTGGACTCCTTGTGAAAAGGTTGTAAAAGGCACCAAAGGCGTTGAATATAAGAGTTTCCCAACAAGAGAACAAGCAGAAGCTTATTTGAGAGGAGAAGAGCCTATCTTATCCACGAAGAAAACCTCTGAGATTGTTCCTTATGTTTCAGAAAGTGGGATAAAAGGTACTATTCGTATGGCAGAAGACTCTGACCCACTCCTTTGGGGTATCGATGGATTTATTTATTCGATTGACGGTTCTTTCAACACACAAACTCAAACTTATGGTGGGGCTTTTGCTTGTTATGAAAATGGAGTTTTATTGGATGCTCAAGCAGTAGCCAATAATAAACCTCAGTTTGCAACTTCAAGAAATGTTGCAGGGGAAGTTTGTGGTTTTGGTCTTGCGATTAGTGACGCTATGGAACGTTCTTTAACTAAAATGACGGTTGTCTGTGATTATGAGGGTATCTTCCGTTGGATTGCTCCTAAGTCTGTTTTAGTAAACGGTGTTGCTTGTTGGGGTACTTCTTTGAAGAAACCTGTAGGTAGATATCATGCTAGTTTGCTAGAGGTTGCTAAAGAAAGTGGTATTGAAGAGATTGACTTCATTTGGGTGAGGGGTCATCGAGGTTTGAAAATCAACCAAACAGTCGATAAGTTGGCAAAGAAGGTTGTAGGATTGAAGTAAAGTAGAAGTGAGGTAAAGAATATGGAACCATTTGAATTGAAAATCGGTCAAAGAACATACACAATTACAGACGAAGATAAAGTCATGTTTAACGGTAATTGCTATCAGTTGATTACTCGATATTACCGTAGGGGTTGGGATAAAATCACACCAAAATTATCAAAAGCAAAAGCTGAGAAATACATCAAGCAAGGTTTTCTTGTAGAAAGTTCACGCACTGATAGTTATGGTATGGAGTTGATTTATTACCGTTTCACAGGTTGCCCAGAAGTATAAAGTAAGGAAAAGAGGTTCGAACCTCTTTTTATCTTGACAAAAATAAATTATTTTGTTACAATAAATAAAATAATTGATTTGAGGTAATTACTAGATGGATTTAACTTACTTAAAAGAAGAGGGTTATAACTTAGCACTACTTGGTACGTTCATACGTAAGACAATTACAGAACCGACTTCAATATCTGCATCTTTGTATGATGACGAGCTTGTTGATGGGTTTAAACGAGTGGAGTCTCATTTAACTCAATATCAAGTTTTGTACTTAGCTTTGAGTGAATTTAACACTTTGTACTTAACTACTTCAACTGATGGTGCGCTTGCTTACATCCCGGTTACCAATATTTACGAGTATTCTTTCCCAAGAGACGGTGAAATCCGTGAGGAAATGAATCGGATTGCCAGAGCATATTCTAGGGAACTAAAACAATTTGTATTTAACCATACACATAAGTTCATTGCAGCTATGGTTTCAGGTGGATTTGACGAAGTTGGTGTGGTTTTCGCAAAAGAGAAAAAAGGTGGTAAGTAGTATGGTTAAGCTATTTAAAACAAAAGAAGAGCGTGATTTAGCGTTCGTTTCAAAGATGTGGGAGAGACCTAAGCGAACAGATAAATTAAGGGAAGTTTTAAGTTATTCTCAAACTCCTTATGAGATTGAAGTTCATTTATTAGACCCAAATCTCAATAAAAGTTTTCGTTACATTGGGTGGAATCATAAATACCAAATCCTTTATTTGGCAGTAGATGAGAACTATAATTTAGTTATAACAACCACACACTCAGGGTATCAGGCTTGGTTCCCAATATCCATTATTTATTCGGAGTATTTCCCAAGGGAAGGAACGCTCAGAAAACGTATGGGTATGTTAGCAAATCGGTATCTTTCTGAGTTCAATCAGTTGTTGAGTGAAGTTTCCCCTTTGGAATTAAAAATCTCAAGTACTTACTTTGGAGATTTGTACTTAACTTTTGAATATAGAGATTAAAGAGGTAAACAGTATGGCTACTCTATTCCAAGACTACTTAGGTCACAATTTACTAGAGGTTGTAGCTCGTTCAACTGTCTTTGAAGATTATGTGTTAACCAAAGAAGAAGTCCAACAAGTAGTAAATACACACTTTGAACCATTTCCTTTTGGTTACAAAACAAGAAAAGAAATCTTAAACCTTTACGAAGCTTGGATTTTCGTACATCTCTTTAGTTCCTCTGATGTAAATATAACTACTTTTGAAGATTTACACGAACTGATTTCGAGTGGAGTCACAGACAAACCTCAACTAGAAGGTCATTTCCGTTCCGAGGATTTCCCAGTGGTAATAAGTGGTACTAATTATCAACCTCCAGTGGTATCTCGTAAAGAAGCGCAAGTTGAATTTAACGATGTATTGTCTTTTATACAAGAAATACTTAATTCTGAGGATACTGATCGTTATGTAAAAATTGAGCGAGTTTTAATGCTTTATCTTTTTCTCATGCGAAGACAGTATTTCTATGATTGTAATAAGCGAACTGCGACTTTGTTTGTTAATTTGTTGTTCAATCATTATGATTTGAAATGCTTCCTTTGGTTTCCTACTTTGGACGATTTAGACACTTTTTTAGATAAATTGAAGGTTTGTTATGAAAACGTGGGTTTGATTACAGATTTTGAATTTGTAAGTTACTTACATTCAACATGGTTGGTTGATTTTAGTGTGTAAACCCTTGACTTTCACGGGTTTTTATGATATACTAAACTAAATTTATACAGGATAAGGAGTAAAAATGGATATTAACTACTGTAAATATTTAACAACTTTACCTTTGATGGTTCGTCCGTTGAGAGGTTATGGTTCTTGGAGAGGTATCTATTCGGAGCCCGCCTTGTTTTTTTGATATGGATTCTGACTTTGTACCTATTTCAACATTAGCAGATGCCCTTGATGATTTAAGTTCTGGAAGACGTTTTGAGGGATATAAGGGTGGTCAGTATTGGTATGATGATAGTTCGCCTTTGCATTTTGAGAGTGGTTATAATTATTGTTCTGATAATCCCCTTTCAATCTATCTGTCACCAGATTCCGTTGCTTATTTAGGTGGTATGGGCTAAATTATGAGTTCTATTGAGTTAAAACAAGGTGACTGCCTAGAACTTATGCAGGAAGTTGAAGAAAGCAGTATAGATTTAATTCTGTGTGATTTACCGTATGGTACTTCTGCTTGTAGTTGGGATTCTGTAATTCCTATGGATAAGTTATGGGAACAATACAATAGAGTTCTAAAACCTACGGGTACTGTTGTATTATTTGGTAGTGAACCCTTTTCAAGTGTAGTTCGTACAAGTAATTTAGCTATGTATAAGTATGATTGGAAGTGGGTAAAACCGAGAGGTGCGAACTTTTTAAATGTAAAGTATCAACCAAGTAAAAACTACGAAGATATTATGGTTTTTAGTAATTGTGCTGCAAGTTACAGTAAGAAAGGTAACAACATGGAGTACAATCCTATTATGACTGAGGGTACTCCATATACAAGTAAGTCAGGGAAACAGAAACAAGATAAGAATAACTCCACAGTTCGTTCTAAGATTGAGTCTGTAACAACAGTTAACACAGGTCAACGTTATCCTAAAGCCTTGATTGATTTCAAACCCGATAGCAAGAAGTTACATCCTACACAGAAACCAGTAGCGTTATTGGAGTATTTAATAAAAACTTATACAAGTAAAGATGCTTTGATTTTGGATAATTGTATGGGTTCAGGTTCGACTGGAGTTGCATGTAAGCGATTAGGTAGAGACTTTATTGGCATGGAGTTGAATGAGGACTACTTTAAACTTGCGAAAGAAAGGATTGAGGGTACGAGGGTTCCTTTGAGTGTTTTAGGCGATGGTTAGTGTAATTGATTTACAACAAGGTAATTGTTTAGACTTAATGAAGTCTCTTGAAGATAAGAGTGTAGACTTGATTTTATGTGATTTACCTTATGGGACGACAAGAAACAAGTGGGATAGCGTGATTGACTTAGAGTTGTTGTGGGAACAATATAACCGTGTCATTAAAGAACGTGGTGCGATTTTGTTATTTGCTCAAACTCCGTTTGACAAGGTTTTAGGGGTATCGAACCTCAAAAATTTGAGATATGAGATTATTTGGCAAAAGACTGCTCCAACAGGTTTTCTAAATGCTAAGAAAATGCCTATGAAGGCGCATGAGAATATTTTGGTTTTCTATAAGAAGTTACCAACTTACAACCCTCAAATGACACAAGGGCATCCAAGAAAGGTTTCAAGTAAAGCAAGTAGGTCGAACTCAGCGAATAGACATACTAAGAAGTCTTTAAATGGAGAGTCAAACTATGGGGTGTTTGCAAATGATATTGAGGGTTATGACTCCACTGAGCGGTATCCCCTTAGTATTCAAGTTTTCGCAAAGGATCAACAGAAAGAAAACTATCATCCTACTCAAAAACCGGTTGCTTTATTGGAGTGGTTACTTAAAACCTATACCAACGAAGGTGACTTGGTTTTAGATAACTGCATGGGGAGTGGCTCTACTGGTGTTGCTTGTGTGAATTTGAATCGTAATTTTATTGGAATGGAATTAACTGAGCAGTACTTTGAGATAGCTAAGGAGAGGATTGAAAAGGTAGTAGTGGCAAAAGATGAACAAGAGACAGAAGAAAAAAGAGGGAGTCATTCTTCCCAAGAAGATTAAGGACTTAGTTCGTACCTACTCTGAGTTACACCAAAATCAAGATGAATTGGGTGGTACATTTTTGTATGTAGGTTTGGAGGATTTTGAAGATGTTGCTATGCCTAAGATGATTTGTACATTAACAGATAAGACTTCAAGTAAGGTTTATAGTGATTGTTCTGTTTTGTATGAATATGTGAACCGATTAGTAGGTGCTTTATTTACTGACTATTCTTGTGGTTTTATAGAGAATTGTAGAAACTACCGTATAGTTTCCAAGATTGATACAGTGGTTAACTTTGTAGAGCAAAACCCACCTTCGGTATCTTATTTTGTCTACCAAACAGGTTTTAACGATAACTACAACGGTACGGTTTACATTCCGTTGATGAATGGTAAATTTTTAGCCTATGACTTTAGTTGCTAGTGAAGAGGTGTAAATTGAGTGAATTAAGAGTAGTTTCTTTGTTTTCAGGTATTGGTGGTTTTGAAGAGGGTTTAAACCTTTCAGGGCTGCCTTTTAAGGTAGTATTTGCTTCTGAGATTGATAAGTTTGCACAACAATCTTATGGTGCGAATTTTGATTCTTCGGTTATGGTTGGGGATATCACTAAAATTAGTGAGACAGAGATACCAGACCATGATTTGTTAGTTGGTGGCTTTCCTTGTCAAGCGTTTTCGATTGCAGGTCAACGAAAAGGGTTTGAAGATACTAGGGGGTACATTGTTCTTTGATGTTTTGCGTATTTTGAAAGAGAAGAAACCTAAGTACTTTCTGTTAGAAAATGTGAAGAATTTGATAAGCCACGATAAAGGTACTACTTTTGAGGTTATTCTAAGTTCGTTAAAGGATTTAGGGTATGTTCTTGATTTTACGGTTTTAAACTCTAAAGACTTCGGTATACCTCAAAGCAGAGAGCGAACCTTTATTTGTGGTATCCTTGGTGGAGAACAAGAATCGTTTGAGTCTGATAAGTGGTCTAGTAAAGTAGATAAATTGAAACAGAATTTGAATAAAGTTAAGTTATCTGAGTTAGGTCAACCTCAGTTTCCTAGTTTTAATGTATTTAACTCTTTAAATGTTGTGGATAAAGACGTAGTTTTAGAAGATATACTAGGAACGTCTATAGAAGAACCTTATTATCAGATAACTAAACCGTCTGACGTACGCTATTTGAAAGAGTTTGATTTTGGTTTAACTTTACCAAGAAGTAATTATATTTTACGTATAGGTATGTTACCTAGAGAAATTCACAAGAACTTAGAGCAACATCGTAGATTCCACTCATTTAGAGGATTGGCTCCTACGATAACTGCTCGTCATGAGTCTCCTCGCATTTTAGTGTCTGATGACTTAGGTTTAAGGGTAAGAAAATTAACTGAGACTGAGTGTTTCTTAGCGCAAGGGTATCCACTAGAGTTTGTGAAAACTATTCAAGAGTGTGGTACAAGTAGGAATCAGATGTATAAGCAAGCAGGTAATTCAGTGAGTCCACCTGTTATTGCTGCTATTTTGAAAGAATTATTGAAGTAAAGGTAGGTTTAATCTATGTTTATCATTTCGTTAGATAAGGAAGAGCATAAACAGATTCATGTTTGGTCAAGAGAGTTGTTAGGAGTGGTATCCTCAGAAGATAAAGTTCCAGAGATTTTAGTTGATTTAGCTTGTGAGAAGTTACCTGATTTAGCTCGTTTAGTAGACTCTATGGACTTGTTGCTACAAGTGAGGGAAAGTTTCTTCAATCGAGACGATTATTCTAGTTACTTATTTGAAGCACAAGCAGAAGGAAAAACCTTTGCTCAGTTTGTAGTAAATTATGTAGAAGTTTTAGATTAAGTGAAATCAACAGATTTCACTTTTTATATTTGACAAATTAAGTTATTTTTGATATAATAAAGAATATAACTTAGAAATGGGTGGTAATATGAAACCAATTAAATTTACATTGGCACCGACATTAGTAATTGAGACACCTCAAACACTAGAGGTATTACTTAAGGAGTTAGGGGTATTCACTTATACAGTTCAAATTTTAAAATTTGATTCTTTGGAGCAAGTGAGTGCTTATGCTATTCAAAAAGCACACTTAGAATGTGACTATAAGGTTTATCTACTTAACAAAGAAACTTTAGAGTTAGCATATATTCCAAAGATTGGGGTAAATGCTATGACTTTGTTACTAAGCACTGAGGGTTTCCCAGTTTTAGAAACTCTCCCAGCGAATCCAGTAATTTAAAGAGGTATAAAAATGAAACTAGAAGAAATCAAACAGTACAAAGTAGGTTCAAAGGTTTTTGAAACAAAAGAAGAAGCAGAAGTTTACTTAAAAGAACAAGAAATAGAAGAGATTCGCCAAAAGGAATCTCAGGTAGACTTTCCATTAACTCCATTTAGTTATTACGAAAATGTTGTAACTGTGGATGACCGTGGAGGTCTTACAGTTAAAGCTCGTTGGTTTAGTTTAGATGATGCTATAGCTACTATGGACAATTATGCAGACTTTTGCAGAGAAAAGGGTACAGGTGCTATCTATAAAGTAACGGTATCTTTATCTAACAACCCATCTCGAGGTACTGTTTCAGTTAATAGGGAAAAAGTAGTGGATAAGTAGGTAAGAAGAATGAACAAACGAATTAAGCGAAAACACGCAACAAAAGAAAACAAAAACATGATGGATAGCACCTTGAAGTATTTAAAACACTTAGGTCTAACACCATTTAATATTGAATATCCCAACGGTTACTTTGTTTTTGAAAATAAAAACTCTTATGAAATGATGCACTTCCAACTCAAAGAAAACCCACAGTTTTTGTTTGGAGTATGGTATAAAGAGTTTAATCTTAAAAATCCAGATCGAGTAGTAAAATTACCCCTTATTTTTGGTGAGCGTTTGAGTGTTTTGGATAAATTCAAACCCTCAAGAGCAGAGTGGTCTCCTTTATACAACAACTACCTCGATAAAGACTTAGAGTTTGAGTTATCTGATTATTGGTCTACTTTACGCTTGCTCCCAGAGTTCGTAAAAACACCTTGGAATTATATTCCGGGTGAGACAGAAGATAGTTTTAAAGAGCTTTCAGAATATGTGGAGCTGAATTCTAAGTACACTGATGAGGTTTTGCAAGAAGTATATAAGAAAGTTGAAGTTAAGTTCAAAGAGTTGGGTATACCGTTAGGTATCCTAGTTTCCGACCCGTTTTGGTCTCACAAGAATCTCTATTTGATTCTTGAAGATGGTATGCCCTCAGACCGGATTTACAAAATTTTTGATGATTTATATAATTTTGTTCAATTTGAGTTAACGGATATAGTTGAAGAACTTTCACGCCAAGAACCTTACACAGAGTATGTTAGTATCTACAATTCAGCATTTAATTGGCACCAAGACTATTTTTGGTTGAGTGACAAAGATGTACTTGAAAAAGCTAAAACTATGTCATTCATGGAACTGAACAAACAATTTAAGAAGATGAACTTGAAAGGTTCCGACTTTATTCGATTTATTGGGGTTTAAGCTATGGAAAAACGTTATGACAGTGAAGTCTTTCAGATTTTGCACTATTTCAATAACTATTTGGATACTAAGTCTAAGGTAGAACTTAGAAAAGCGAAGGTTTGGGTATCTTTGTTGCAAAAGTCAGTTGATGAGTTAGAGATTTTCTCAGAGTTTTATGTGCCAGAGTTTTATCGCTCTATTTTGTGGAGATTTTTAAAAGAGCCGCCTATTGAACTGACTGGAACCCAAGTATCTTTGATTGAGCGAGTTCATGCAAAACGTAGAGTTTCGACTTATGATGATTATGTTTTGTTAGCAAATTTGCTAATTGGACTTTACAATACTTTCTCTACTAAGTAAACGAAAGGGGACTCTAAGTCCTCTTTTTATTTGACAAAACAAGCAAGCTTTGATATAATAAAGGAAAACGATAAGAAAGTAGTGAACATCGTGAACACATTAGCAATAAAACAATCAGATATTCAAGAGCTTTTACACTATGCTCAACAAAATAAGGTAGATTTTTACATTGCAGGTTCTAAGAAGAACCCTTTAATAGCCTTTTTGGAAAAGTACGCAAATAACTTTACTTACAAGGTTTATAAAATTGGTGGTCTAGAGTGTACTAAGAAGTTAGATTTTAAATCCACTGTTTACAAAGGGTTCTGTACATTTGAAGAGTTTCAAGCAGAACGTCAACTTGAGAATTCTCCTAAACAAGGTATAGTTGAAGTTGTAGATTTCGAAGATTACTCTTATTTAACAAGAGATGAAGCTGGAACTTACCTTATTGAATTTTACGATTTCGGTATCCAAAATCCACATGAGTTTGCTGAAGTGGACATTGCTGATTTAGAAGATTTAGTTAGTTTCGCAGAAAGTAGTGGTATTCCTAAGTACAATAAGTTTGAAGATGGTAGTTTCGCTTTAAATGTGTTTTTCGCTTTTGTTTCTTCTTATACACAAAGAGAGTTAAATTCTTTAACTATTGAGACTAAAGATAAGAAAACGGGATTCACTTCTAAGACTATTTCACTTACCACTACGAAGCGCTTTAAAGAGCTTTGGTATAACTTAGACCAAAAGTATTCTTGTAACTGTGATTTCGATTGTGATTGTAACTGTGATAGTTATAATTTATCTTATATTCGTAGGTTTACGAAATTGAAAGAAGGGCTTATTTTTGATTTAGAGACACCGACAAAACTTGTGAAGTATATCCATTCGGTATCTTTTCCGTCTAGTATGTTTTAACTCGTTCACAAACCGTCCTAATTTGCCCCAGTTTCGTTCTAAATCTTTCTGAGGTAGAAATAGACCTTGGAGAGTTAAAATGTGATACGGAGCAAATTAGAGCGTTTAACGTTTAATTATTATAAACAAGCCTTGTGCTTGTTTTCTGTTTATGCTAAACTAACTTTATTGGAACGGAGGTTTTAACTTGGAAAATCTTGATTTAATAGATAAAATGCGCCTAATTTTAAGGCACGAAGTTTTGTATTTTTCATTAGATAAACCAAGGCAAAAAGAAACCCTTGATGCTTTAATTTGGCTCAATTCTGAGGAAAATTGTCAGTTAGTTTTAAGTGGTTCAATTCATTTACCAAAGAGAGTGTGGTCTACACGAACCTTTGCAAAAGAGTTAGGAGAAGAAGATGTTCATACCTTATCAAACGTTGTCTTATGCTAAGATTTTAGAGAAGTTAAATCAATTAAACTTAGAATTAGAACGCCAGGACAAATTTGCTAAAATTATTGTCACAGGGGGTTCTGCGGTATCGTTGCTTTCAGGTGGCTACCGTGAGACTAGAGATATAGACTATATAGGTTCTGTACCTTTGACTGTTGAACAGTTACAAACCTTTCAACTCTCTAACGATGTCGAAAAGATTTTCGTAGTCCCTGATATCTCTGAGGTTTCGTTTGATAAAGAACTAAATTATTCAAATCTAACGGTTCTTATTCTCTCTTGGGGAGACCTTGCTATTATGAAATTCTACTCAACTAGAGAGAAAGACCTCCAAGATTTAAAACAGTTTATCTTACCTCAAATTTACGATTTCGAGAAATTAAAATCTCGTCTTGATTACTACAGATCAGATTATGTTTTTGATATTGACAATCCTGACTTGAACTTAAATCAATATGCTCAAATTTTAGTTGAGTTAAAACAATTACATCATATCTTGGTAGTAGACTCAACTCAGACCTTAGAACAAGTTCTAAAAGCAAACCGTCTTTATAGTAAGTTTGTTAGATTTGCTGAGAACTATGTAATTCCGTTAGATTTAAGTGTCTGGTTATCTAACTCGGTATCCTACTGTTTATCTGATTATGGTTTCGCAGAATTTTTCCAAGCAGCAACAAATTATCAACTTAGAATTTAATTCGAGAAGTGAAGAAAGTCGGTATATTTATTGACTTTCTTCTTATTTTTTGGTAGAATAAGAAATAGAAATTACGAAAGTTAAGGTTAGACGATTTGAATACAGAGATTAAAAAACGACCTCCTATACTAGGTCAAAAGTGGCGTAAAGACTTAGATTTAAAATTTATGAGTTTACCACGAAATGTAAAGCAAGAAAAACGTGAGATTGGTCATTTAGATACGTATTTTAGAAACTTTAAAGAGATTGATTTTACAACGGTTCTATCTACTTGCGGGTATCATACCACTTTTGATGGCTCTATTTTCAATCCAGAAGCTGAGGTGTCTCTTTTGCACACAGAAACGGACTTTTATCTAAAACTTCAAGGATTCTATGAGGTATTTGAGTTTACTGATTCGGATAAAGCAGAACTGTGGTTATTGAGAAGAGCAGAAACAGCGCATTTTATGAAAGATAAGTTAGTTGAGAGTTACTTGCTTTCTTTAGTTGTGATGATTCGGACTGCTCAGTATAGAAGTGAGGTAAATAAATAATGGCAAACAAACTAAGGGAAATGGGTTCTATTTCTGCAGGTAAACGTGAAGAGAACATCTATAAGATCTTCGCTTACTTGCATACGAGAGAAGAGTTTCACCCAGTGGCTTTAAAGAGTAAGGTTTTAGTTTCAGATAGAACAATCTTATCATATTTGAACCAAATTCAAGAAGCGCAATTATTAACTGAGTCTTATCGGAAACGTTTGTTGGACTTAAAAGCAACAGAGCAATTTAAACAAGGTTCAAAAACTGAGAAAGAGCGTGCTATTTTAGAGCAGTTAGAGAACAAGTGGTTATCGCTTGCACAAAGTACGGAGGGTATCAGTGAAGAACGCAAGCGCCAGTTAGAACAGTTTATCTTCACAAAAGAAGATGAATTAGAAATTTTGTGGCAACGGTTGGAGTTCTCTATTTTGTTTTTTGAGATGGTAAAGGGGTAGCTGAGTGGAAGATAAAGTGTTTGAAACTGTAGAAACTAAAGATTCAGTTTTGATTGAAGAAATACCTAACGATTTAGGTTCTTTTTGGTCTCAATTCAATTTGAGTTTACCTTATACTTTTTGGGTTTGTCTCGGTTTAAGTATACTTGCGTTATTGTTTACTCTACCTTATATTTTTTATGGAAGTGAATTGCTTTGGTATTTAGTGGGTCTTTGGGTACTTGCTACGATATACTTAGTTCTTGCAATTAGGTTGAGCTTTTCCTTTACAAGCTCTAAGCTTGTCAAAATTTCAATTATCCCACTGTCTATTGTAGTCTTAGGTTTAGGTTTTAGAATGTTGAACTTAGATGCTCATGTTAAAGTGAATTATCAGGAGCAAGTTGAGGGGTTTCCTTACGATATTATAACTAGTGAAATTGCTAATCCACTTATAGGAGATAGTGAGTCATTCATTATTTCAGTAAAATCTAAAGATTTTAAATTTAAAGGTCCAGATTTTGAAAGTTTAGCTACTAAGGTTCGAAACGGTTCACAAGAGTATTATAAGGGTTCACTTGAAGAGTTCAAACCATTCATGATTTACTATGGTAAAGACTCGGAAGGTAAAACAGGAGACATTAAAGGGAAACGCACTG